CGGTAAAAAGAAAACAGCTAAAAAGAAAACAACGACTAGAAGAAAGAAGAAATAATACATGGCAACATTTGAAGCACAAGTAGAGGCGTTAACAAGTTTAGATATAGATGGTAGCAGTGCACCAACACAGTCAGAACTTTCTCAGTTTTTAACAGATGGTGCTAAAGAAATATTAAATACACTACCAAGATCAAAGCAAGCCTTGTTTACAACTGCAAACGATTTGAATGGCAGTAGTCAAAGCCTTACTCTTTTGGGTTCTGAGATATTTAGTGTAACTAGAGATGATGGCACAATAAACCAGCCTTGCAGAAGAGTACCTGCTGAGTTAAATGGACGTATTAGAGATGCTGATGATATGATGGCGGCTACTGTTACAGACCCTGCCTACTACGTTACAAATAATATTTTAGTTGTTGTTCCTTCACCTACTAACGCTCAAAACGCTCATGTGCATACATTGAATTATCCTACCGTTGCTTTTGGTGATAGCACCATCGCTAAGTTTCCTGATGATGCTGAGTACCTCGTTCCTATTTATGGTGCAATAAAATCCTTACAAAATCTATTAGCAAGTAAATCTGTTAATTCAGATGTGTTAACAGCCCTAACTGCTATAAACACAGAGTTAGATGAAACTCAAGCTATATGCGATTTAATTAATACTCAGGTAGATGATGCTGTTACACAGCTTGGAGAATCTGCAACTCAAGTAGATGCTGATGTAGACACTGCATTAACAGCTATTAACACTGCGGCTGATAAGATAAATGCGGCTGTGGCTCTGGCTAACTCAGAGTTTGATTTAGCAGTAATTTCAGCTAACTCCTCTAATGAAGATACGGAATTAGCGGCCAGTCATGTTCAGGTAGGAAATGGTTTTTTGTCTGAGGCTAATGCATCCGCAAATGAAGCACAGGCTTTTGCTGGAGAAGTAAACGCTAGAATGTCTCAAGTAAGTGGTTATGGTCAGGTAGTAAGCGGGTTGTTAAATGCGGCTCAAGGATATGCTAACGAAATACAAGCAAAAATTAACATCGCTCAGGCTTATGGAAATGAAGTGCAGGCAAGATTAGCGGCTGATGCAAGTGAGTATGGTAAATATGAGAAACAACAAGCTAAATTACAGGCAGATTATGATAAAGGAATACAGGCGTTGAAATAATGGCAATACATTCTTTAACAGTAAAACAAATTATCAGTAGAGTTAGGCAGGTTTTTCCTGATGCACCAGAAACATATATCATATCTTTAATTAACGATGCGTTAAATGAACTTGGTCAATACTCTCAAAAGTCAATGTCTGCAAAAGTTAACATAGTAGCGAATCAAACATTTTATGATTTATCAGATAGTGCTGTAGATTCTTCTAGTAAAGCAATGGGGATAAACAAAGTATACAGGGTAGACATAATGGACAATGATGGTGATTACATAAGGATTCCAAGGGTATTAGATGGTGAGCCACTTATGTTTGATATTACCTCAGAGTCTGCAATAGAGGAGCCTTCATAATGGCTAGCAATATAAAACATCCAGAAGATAAAGTATTGTACTTTATTAGAGGAGATCATTTAGGATTAATTACAACATTTTCTTCAACAGGTGAATCAAGAACAGATAGGAAAGCTTTTCAAGCGTTTGACCACTCGGTTACAAACGGACTACTTATACATTATTATGGAAATCCTAATAAGGTTACAGCAATCACGGATACTCCAGATGTTGATAATTTATATCATTCTGCGATTGTGGATTATGTAAAGAAATGTTTATACATGGATCGTGCAGGAAAAACATCGGATGGTAACAGAGCACAGATGGCAATGAATCTGATGATGAGACATGAAAGAAAATTTGATATGGCCATTAAGAAATATGGCACAAAGAAAAGAAGTAAAACTGGAGGAACCAGAGCAGTCGTTCCAGCTAGTTTCACATAAGATTATTGATTGATTATTTGTCTTGATCTAGGCTAAGTTTCACGACATATAATTTAACTATATGAATGCTTTAAAGCGGTGGTGGTGGAAATATAGGATAGATTATGTCAGACATAAATAAATTTACTACAAAAGAAGTACTAAACAAGGTACTTCTAGATTCTTCAGGCAACTCCGTAGCCGCAAATTCTCACACATCTCAAGAAGCGTTAAACGCTGTACTAGACACTTCTAATAATAGATTAAATGTATCCCTTGGTGGTAGCAATACTATCTCAGGTGATGTTACGATTACAGGCGACTTAACTGTACAGGGTGGGGGTAGTCAAGCTTTTGATGAAATAGTACAAGGGACTTTTCAAATTGATGCTTCTGCTAATACTAGTAATTCAGCAGTTTTAAAGCTAGAAGCCGCTAGACCAAGTTCTGGTCAAGATTCTGGTGAAATAAGATTTTATAATCAAGGTGGAAGTGACCATGATTATGCTCGAATTGTAGGTGTAAGAGGTGGGGCTAATGAATCTGGTTCCTTGCAATTTAGAACAAGTGAAGCTAGTACAGAAGTTACTGGAATGACTATTTCTTCAACTGGTAATGTTGGTATTGGAGCAAGTTCTATTATTAATTCTACTATAGGAAGCACATCAGCAAGGTTTTTAGATGTTGATGGTGGTTCTTTTATGGCAATCACAACACTAGCAAGGTCAACAACAGGAAGCGGTAACAATTTAGGTAGTTTACAATTTGTTAATAAAAACAATTCTAATTCATCAAGTAACGATGCTAATGGTCAATTAGTATCATATATAACATCTACAGTTGTTACAAGTGACTCAAATAGTGGAGATGATTCTGGTGCAAATTTATTATTTTACACAAAGCCAGAATCTGGAACAATAGCTGAACGCATGAGAATAGATAGTTCTGGAGACGTACAGCTTCAAGAAAGATTAACATTTAGTGGCACAAATGATTCAATAATAGCATCATCAATTACGCCTCATAGCAATGGATTTATTTATATAACTGGTGGAAGTGGTGGTTTGGTTGTCGGAGATGATGCTACATCAAGCAGAATCCAGATAATGAATGATGCTGAAATTAAGTTTGAAGTTAATGGCTCTGAAAAAATGAGACTTGACTCTACAGGCTTGGGTATTGGAACTTCAAGTCCTTCAGTACCTCTCCACATTTCAAAAGCTACAGATGGTGGATTAACTGAAATATTTATTAATAATGCGGCTGGTGGTGGCTCTACAGATGAGACAGTTGGAATTAGATTTACACATAATCAAGCAACTGCCGCTGGAATACTAGCTGGAAGAACAGAAGATTTTAGTAGTTCTGCTAATAGGTCTGGTCATTTAATATTTAAAACAAATAATGATGATTCTTATGCTGAACGCATGAGAATTACTTCTGGAGGTTTGTTAAATCTTGGTAACTCTCCAACAGTATCAAAAAATAGTCATGTAGGTAGTACAGCAAATGGAATGACAATATCTGGATCTGTTGCACCTACTTTAAGTTTATGGGATAGTGATGATGCTAATAATGCTGGTCACTTTTTTCAAATAGGAACTAAAACAAGTGTATGGAGTTATAACGGAGACTTAGAATTTTTAACAGGCACATCTGCAACAGTTAGAATGAAACTTGATGCCAACTCCAGAATCTCACTATCTAATAATGATAGTGGTACATCCAACACAGTCTTTGGATACCAAGCTGGCAATCAAATTGGCTCTGGTGATAATTTTAATGTATTTATAGGTCATCAAGTTGCAGATGCAGATATGACAAATGCAATTCAAAATGTTGGAATAGGATACCAAACTCTTACATCTTTAACGGAAGGAGATTCAAATACAGCAGTAGGCTCTGGTTCGTTATATAATTTAACCACAGGAAGTTTTAATGTTGCTATGGGGCATCTTTCAGCAGATGCTATAACTACTGCAAGTAATAATACTGCGATTGGATATAGTTCTTTAACATCTATTACAATATCTGGGCAAAATGTTGGAGTTGGTAGAAATGCTGGATTTAGCATAACTGATCATGGAAACAATGTTTTTGTAGGAGATAATGCTGGATACCACCAAGCAGGAGAATCAAACGTCTTTATAGGAAAGGATGCTGGTTTAGGTTCAAGTGGCTCTGATAATGATGGTACTGTAGCAATAGGTTTTGACTCTCTCAAAGCATTGACTTCTGGCTCTAAAAATACAGCAGTTGGGTATCAAAGTGGAGACACAGTAACAACAGGGCAAAAGAATGTTTTAATTGGATATAATGCTGATGTGAGTGGTGCAGGTGCAACTAATCAAATTGTAATAGGTGCAGATACAACAGCAGTTAGTGAAAACTCTGTTACATTAGGAAATACTGGTGTAACTGATGTTTATATGGCACAAGATGCAACAAGTGATAACTCTACAAATACTGAAGGTGCGACAGTTTACGCTAAAGGATTACATCTTAAAAACTTATCTGCTCACGATTCTGGTGGAATGGATACTCCATTAATAATTCATACTCATTTTGATGATGACCCTACCGGTGGTCAAGGAAATGGTTTGCTTTATAGATTTAGTGCAGATGATACAAATGTTGGTCAAGATGTTTCAAAGATTGGATTTATTCAAGAATCTGGAACATTAAGTGCTAATTTTGGCGGACGTTTAGAATTTCATTTAATGGGAGGTAGTACATTAACAGAAGTTATGAGGCTTAATGGTGGTGATGGTCATTTTAACGCAGTAATAAAAGGAAGCACTGCTGGAGGAGCTTCAAGGTCTGGTCTTACTGTAGAAAATGATGGCAACAATGCTAATTCAAGTGGAATAGATATTAAATGTGGAGTAGATAATGCGTCAAGTGCTGGAGATAATGTTTATTTACTTTTTAAATCGGGCGATGGAGATGCTCAAGGTGGTGTTAGAAACAGTTCAACTGTAGCAAATCCAGAATTTTTTAATGGTTCTGACATCAGAATGAAAAAAGATATAAAAGAGACATCTATTAAAGGATTGGATATAATAGAGTCTATACCACTTAAAGAATGGAATTGGAATTATACAGTACCAGAGTTGACCAAAGAGCAAAAAGAAAAAGGTGAAAAGAAAAAGAAAATTAAAACACTGCCTAAGCAAAAAATTGGAATTGTAGCTGATGATTTAGAAAAAGTTTTACCTCATTTAGTATCGACTAATATACCATTATCTGGATGGGAACATATTGTAAAAGAAGGTGAAGACCCATTAAAAACAATACCATCAGAAACTGAATTGACGTTAATACTTATGAAGGCAGTACAAGAATTATCTGCAAAAGTAAAAGAATTAGAAAAGAAATAATTAACAAATAAGGAGTCAAAAATGGCTAAAAAACAAAAAGAACAGAAGCCAGTCTTGACCTTAGATGATAAAGAATATATCATTGA